CAACAGATGAGTAAAAAAATATTTGGTATTGTATTAGGCGTAGTGCTTATTGGAATTGGTTTATTTCCACTCAAAGTAGTAAAACCACAACCAAAACCAAGTATTAATCTTGATGTTGATAAGCCAAGTGACGAAATATTAAAAATAACAGAACATGTTAACAAATTAGTAACAAATGATTTTGATAGAACAAAACTAGCCGTATTTAATTATTGTTTTAGCAAAAGAATATCTAATTATTCTACTATAGATAGTCAGAAATTAAATGATGTATATGTATTAGCCGCTGAGTATTACTTTGGCGATACCATGAAGGGTAAATATACTAGCCTTGGAGAAGAATTAACAAAATTATTTGAAAATATACTTGGTGATAAAAACCATGTTCTAAGCGAAGACGAAAAAGTAAAATTAAAAAATACTTTTGGTGGTTTAGCTTGGAGCTTGATTCAATGATTATTCTACCAATAAAAAATCTAAAAGTAATACTAGATAAAGTATTTTCATCAACTGGCTATTCTTTTAAAGATTTATATATTAAACTTCCACAACCACTAAATATGACATTTGGTATTGTTGAAGAAGATAAAATATCTTTAAAGTTTATTGATCAATTGCCAAAGATTAGCTGGAAAAAGTTCATTACTATTTCTGCTTTAATACAAGAAATTATATTAGATAATGATGGTGGAGTTATAAAGATAAAGTATTTTCCAGATTTAAAATTTCAATATTCTAAATCAGAAACAACAAATTTTTATTCGTCACCTATCATTTTAGAAGAACTGTATGATGAAATAATGGCAGAATATCCAGACGAAGAGCGTAGAAAAATTGCTAGCCTGTGCTTGCATTACGCTAACGAGTGGGTTACAATGTGTTGTGCCTCTGGCGTAAGTGTAGACGAAATAGTATCAAATAAAGATTCGAAAAAAAATTGTTATCGTTTTGTAAAAGAAAGTATAGTAAATAACGAAAATAAACACGGCTCTATTGTAATAAGCTTTATACTTATATATGTTATATTGCCAATAATATTGAAGTGGATAATAGAGCGTATTTTTAAAAAATTAAGTAGTTGAAATATCTAACAAACAAAATAATATAGGAGTAATATATATGTTGGTGATGAAAAGGAGTGGCGAATTTGAAGAATACAATGTAGAGAAGATACATAAGGTTGTGGAGTGGGCAACTAAAGATATAAACAACGTATCTTTTTCCGATATTGAAATGAACGCACACCTTTCATTACGCGAAAAAATAACTACACAAGAAATACATCAAATATTGATTAAGTCTGCAAATGATTTAACATCAAAAACTAATCCAAACTATCAATATGTCGCTTCTAGACTATTAAATATGTCACTTAGAAAAGATCTTTGGGAGAGATATGATTCTCCACCCTCTTTATATGATCACATTTGTAATAATGCTAGTCAAGAGGTATACGATAGTAATCTATTTACAAAGTGGACAAAAGATGATATTAATGAAATAGAAAAGTCAATAGATCATGATAGAGATTATTTATTTACATATGCTGGATTACAGCAAATGATAGATAAATATCTTGTAAGAAATAGAAGTACTGGAAAAATATATGAAACTCCACAGTTTGCTTATATTTGTATAGCACTATCTTTATTCAATACTGTGGAAGAAGTTTTAGAGGCATATGAATATTTTTCTACACATAAAATAAATCTACCAACACCAATTATGGCTGGAGTAAGAACAAAAATAAAACAATTTGCTAGTTGTGTTTTGGTTGATGTAGAAGATGATTTAAACTCAATATTTTCAAGCGTACACGCTGTTGGTAAATATACCGCAAGAAGGGCTGGCATAGGTTTAAATGTTGGTCGTATTAGGCCAATTAATTCTAGTATTCGTGGTGGTGAAGTTATACATACTGGCTTAATACCATATCTAAAAATATTTGAATCAACAGTTAAGGCCACTAGTCAAAATGGTATTCGTGGTGGTTCTGCTACTGTTCACGTTCCATTTTGGCACTATGAAATAGAAGATATAGTTACTTTAAAGAATAATGCTGGAACTGACGATAATAGAGTTAGAAAGCTAGATTATTCTGTACAGTTTAATAAATTATTCTACGAACGTCTTATTAAGAATGAAGATATTACTTTATTTAGTCCAGAAGAAACTGGTGGGCTATATAGTTCAATGAATGATAATGATGATTTTAAAAGACTATACGAAAAATACGAACACACTAGAGGCATAATGAAAAAGAAGATCAGTGCCAGAAAATTAGCAGAAGTATTCGCAAAAGAAAGACTAGAAACTGGTCGTATTTATGTCATGAACATTGATAATGCCAATGAACACGGTTCTTGGTTAAAGCCAGTTTACATGAGCAATCTTTGTCAAGAAATTATTCATCCAACTGAGCCAATTAAATCAATAGACGATCCAGATGGAGAAATTGGAATTTGTATATTATCTGCACTTAATCTACTACAGCTTGATTCTGAAGAAGATATAGAAAAAGCATGTTCTATAACTGTTAAAACATTAGAATCAATTATTGATTATCAAGACTATCCAGTATTAGCTGGAGAAAATTTTACAAAGAATAGACGATCACTTGGTATAGGAATAACAAACTTTGCTGGATATCTTGCAAAAAATAAATTAAAATATGATGATCCAGATACTTTAAAGTTTGTACATACTACAATGGAAAAAATACAATGGTATTTACTTAGTGAATCATGTAGATTAGCAGAAAAGTTTGGACCATGTAATAAGTTTAATGAAACAAAATATTCTACAAATCTTTTACCAATAGATTGGTACAAAAAAACAGTTGACGAACTGGTAAAGCCAGAGTATACTATGGATTGGGAAGGTTTACGAAATAGAATAGCACAACATGGTCTGCGACATTCAACATTAACTGCTATAATGCCATGTGAATCTTCTAGTGTTATTCAAAATAGCACAAATGGTATTGAGCCAGTTAGAAATCTTATGTCTTATAAAAAAGCAAAAAATGGTGTTTTAAAACAACTAGTGCCAAATTATGCTTCAAGAAAGAATTTTTATACACTTGCTTGGGACATGAAAGACAATAAGGCTATTTTAAATATTTGTGCGGTATTACAAAAATTTGTAGACATGAGTATTAGTGTTAATTTATATTACAATTATTCACATTTCCAAGATGGAAATATTCCATTAAGCACGTTGATTAAAGATCAGATATACGGTTATAAGTATGGTATCAAGAATTTTTATTACTGTAACACACCAGATTCTGATGGTGCTACAGAAAAAGAATTATCTAACAACTGTGAAAGTGGAGCATGTGCAATATGAAACGAAGAGATTTTTTAATATCGACAAGTGTTGCTGGTTTAACTGCAACATATAATAATATTAGTTTTTCTATCAACTATAACAATGATCCAAAGTTTACCGCAAATGATAATAGCGTTATATATCTATATCTTAGTGGCGGACCAACACATATTGAAACATTTAATCCTCTTCCATTAGCACCATCTGATAGAAAATCTATTACTGGTAATATACATACAAAGATACCGGGTTTTGCTATTGGTGGAATGTGGGATAAAATAGCAAATCAAACTAATAAATTAACTATAGTAAATAGTTTTCACCATTCTGATCCAAACCATGAAAGTGCTACACATTGGATGTTAACTGGAGAAAGAACTACTCCAAATAGCCCACCAAAGTGGCCCAGCTTTGGTAGCGTTGTCGCCGGTCAGTATGGAACAAATATAAAAAATGGTCTACCTTCTTATATTAAATTAAATACAATTCAGTATGATGGTGCCGCATGGATGGGTACTAAATATATGGGCTATACGGCAAACAAAGAAGGCGTAAACGATCTATTTATGAAGAATGAAAAGAAATTCAATGATAGAATGAAAATGCTAGAAGTTCTTGAAAAGCATAGTCCCATACCAGATGATCGTAATGCCAATGCTTGGCTTGAACTAAGAAGTCAAGCTGTAGATGTATTGACAGGAAAAGCGGGTGAGGCTTTCTTAATAGAAAAAGATAAAGACTTTGATAACTATAAAGATAGTCAGCTTGGAAAAGATATGCTTACTGCTATTAGGCTTGTAGAGGCTGGTGTCAAATTTGTTACCATTAATTATGGTGGATGGGATATGCATGATAATATATTAAATGGTCTAAAAAGTAAAGTACCAGCATTAGATCATGTGTTATCAATGTATTTTAATTCAGCAGAACAAAGAAATATCAACTATAGAAATCTATTAGTAATGAGTGGTGACTTTGGAAGAACACCAAAAATTAATAAAGATGCTGGTAGAGATCATTGGCCGCATTTAGTTCCACTATTAATAGCATGTGATACATATGAAATGAATAGAGTAATTGGTACTTCTGATAACAATGGAGAGAGGCCCGTAGATCATCCATTTGAACCAGAAGATTTAAAATGGACAATTTTAGAACATATGGGTGTAAAGAAAGATGCGGATTGGTATAGTATAGAAAACAGACCAATGATGTTCGTACAAGAAAAAGCCAAAAATATTCTGAGGTATACAAGTTAATATGCAAACAATACTTAATAAAAAAAATGTAAACTATCTAGAGCAACCATTATTCTTAGGTGAAGATCTATCTCTACAGAGATATGATAAGTTTAAATATCCAGTATTTTTTGATCTATATAAAAAGCAGCTAGAATTTTTCTGGAGGCCAGAAGAAATAGAATTAAAAAAGGATAGAAATGATTTTAAGAATGATGATATAATGACTCCAAATGAGCGTTTCATTTTTACATCTAATCTTAAGTATCAGACAATGATGGACTCTGTAATTTGTCGTGGAGTACCAACATTACTAAGTTATGTTTCTAATCCAGAATTAGAGGCATGTATGAACGTCTGGCAATTTTTTGAGCAAATTCATAGTTATAGTTATACATATATTATTAAAAATGTGTATAGCGACCCTAGCGAAATTCTCGATAGTTGCTTAACAGATAAAGAAATATTAAAGAGGGCAGATGTAGCAATTAAAGAGTATAATGCTCTTAGGGAGCTTGGTAATTCAACCAAGAAAAAAGATCTTAAAAAACAGATATATTTAACGCTAATAAGTGTAAATATATTGGAAGCAATTCGTTTTTATGTATCATTCATATGTGCGTTTGCTTTTGCGGAAAATAAAAAAATGATAGGTAACGCTGATATTATCAAGCTTATAAAAAGAGACGAAGCGTTACATCTATATAACACACAAGAAATAATAAAGATTTTACGCACTGTTCCAGAAGAGGGATTTGTTGACATAGCCTCAGAATGCGAAGAAGAGGCTTGTAGAATGTTTGATTCTGCCGCCAGTGAAGAAAAGGCGTGGTCACAATATCTATTTAAAGATGGCTCAATCATAGGTTTAAACGATAGGGTAATGAGCGAATATGTTGATTGGCTATGTATGACAAGGCGTAAGAATATAGGTCTTCCATATGAAAAAGGATATAAAAATCCAATTGCAGGATGGACAGATCCGTGGATGAATAGTGAATCTGTTCAAGTTGCACCACAAGAACATGAAATCACTTCATATAAAATTGGTGCTAGTAAAAATGATTTAGGGGATATTGACTTAGGAGGACTATTATGAGCTTTTTGCCAACATGTATTGGTGACAATCAAGAATTATATTCAATAACATTAAACAGCAATTTTGCTTCTCCATCACCAGATGTAGGAATTGTATTAAATCACCAACATGCAAAAGTTCCAACAAAAGCTAATTTAACGGACGCTGGTTGGGATTTATATTCAATAGAAGATGCTGTTATACCACCAAAACAAAGAAAAACAATAAATACTGGCATTATGATGGAAATTCCAGACACTATGGCTGGCCTAATTTGGCCCCGTTCTGGACTATCTGTAAAACATGGTCTTGATGTATTAGCTGGTGTCGTAGATGCTGGCTATAGAGGGGAAGTTATGGTATGTTTGTACAACACTTCTTTTAGTTCTGTACGAATCAATATCGGGGATAGAATCGCGCAGATTATATTCCAAGAAGTTCCTCGCGTGACTATGCGGGTTTTAGAAACGCTTGGCTCTTCGCAAAGGGGAGATAACGGCTTTGGCAGCACCGGAGCATAACAATTCGTTTAAAAAAACAAAGAAGCAAAAAACAAAAGACGTAAATCAAACCAATCCTTTAGAAGCAAAAACGGAGAATCAAAAAGACTATATTCTATCTATAATAGAAAATGATATTACATTTTGTATAGGACCATCTGGCACTGGTAAATCTTTTATTGCTGCTGGAATAGCATCTGAACATTTATGTAAAGATAAAATAGAATCTATTATAGTTACAAGACCACTAGTGTGTACCGGTAAAGATATAGGATCACTACCGGGTGAATTGAATGAAAAGATAAAGCCATATTTAGCACCTATGACAGAAAATCTAAAATATTTTCTTGGTAGAGATAAATTTGGACTTTATGTAAATACTAATAGAATTAGATTTGAACCACTTGAAACTATGAGAGGAATGACGTTTCATAATTCATATATGATTTTAGATGAAGCCCAAAATTGTACTATGGAACAGATCAAAATGTTCATAACAAGAATGGGTAAAAATTCTAAAGTCATTATTAATGGTGACATGAAACAAACCGACCTATTTAATAAAAGTGGACTATCTTTTTGCTTAGATAGACTAAATAATTTAAATGGTGTCGGAATCTGTAAATTAGACTACCATGATATACAGAGGAACGGAATTATAGCCAGTGTGCTATACGCTTTGGAGCAATAATGTTATACGATTATTCCTGTACAAGTTGTGATCATAGGGTGATAGATCATTATCAATCCATACATGATGATCCTATTACCCTATGTCCAAGTTGTGGTTCACATTCTCTACAGAGACAAATCACTGGAGGTCTTGGTGCCTTTGTCAAAGATGTAAAAACTATAGGTCAATTAGCAGATAAAAATTGGTCTAAGGTTGGAACATATAAAAGATCAGAAATAGAGACACAGCAAAAAGAAAAAGAGGCACAAAATCAATCTCTATTTTCTCAGTTTGGAAAAGCAAGTAAAAAACAAATTAATAAAATGACCGCTGAACAAAAACAAAAATATATTATTACAGGTGATACATGAAATTTGTAGATTCTTATGTTAAAAAAGATTTTCAAGCTCAAACAACAGAGCAATTATATAATAAGTCTGGTGAACTATGCTCAGACAGTGAAAAGGTTTTTGCAAAAGTAGTTGAAATAAACACAAGCAATAACAAGCAAATAAAATATCTTATAGCTACTAATAATAATATTCCATATGATCCAAATGGTATAGATAGTCATAGAGAATCTAATCTAACTATAAATCTTAAGTCTGTTTCAAAGTCTGTTTTTGATTATTATGTTCTATATCTAAGAACAAAAAATTCTCTATATATGACTAGGACACAAAGGAGTTATATCAATGTCTAAAACTGGACCAATAGGACAAGTAGAAGCTTTTTATATAGAACACCATTACAAAACATTAACAGATCAAGAATTAGCAAACGTTTTAGATAGAAAAGTAGAAACCATTAGAAAATATCTAAAGCAAAACTTTGGATCTTCCAAGACTACTATTAGGGCTGGAGATCACTTTGCTAAAAGTAAAGGTTCTATAGTAATGACAGAAACCGCATCTATGATAGGTGACGGAAAAAGAAAGACAACTAAAAAACCATCTGATTGCGTAACTAAGATTAAACATGATTGATTTTATTTTTGGATATGAAAACTGGAGAAAAGTATATTCAGCATCTCCAGAATTGAAAAAAAATATATGGATTTATTTTCAAACATCAGATAATCAAGATGTTTATTTAAAAGTATATAATGATTGGTTTAAAGTTAAGTCTTGGTTATCTAATACTAATCAAAAGATAACAAAACTTGGATTAAGATATAGATCTCATCAAATAGAAGTAGAAGTAAATAATTGTGATGGAATATACTTAGTTCGTTCAATAAAGGGCGAATTTGGTGGAAGAACAAAAGAATGCTATACTATTGGTAAAATAATTGATAATCAAGTACATAAAACAATGTGGCTAACGCCAGAGTTGATAGAAGAAAGTTCATTTATAGACAATATTGAAGACTGTTTTGAAGAAGCTATAATATACTATGAACAACCCTCAAAAACCAGCACTGTTTAATCAAGACTATCAAAAACAGTGGTCAGAAACACATAAGTATAAGCATATTCATACTGGGGAATATTGCACATTTGAAGCTTATGTTGCAGAACTTATTATTCTTAGAAGAGCAGAAAAATTAAATCTTGGAAAACCATCTTATAAATTTTGGACTAAGGGTGATCCAAATCATTGGATTTGGAAAAAACAACTTGGTGCAGCAAGACAGTTAAAGAAAAAATATAGCGAAGAAGCTATATTACAAGCCATTAAATCTAAAGAATTTGATAAGTTATTAGTTCTAGGAATACAAAATGGTAGAGGTTACAAAATTAATCCGCTTGCGGAAAAGGTCATTGCGATGTATGATAGTAAGATCAAGGAAGCACAAAGCAAGCAACAGTGTACCACAGATATTGAAATAGATAACAAAGAATTACAATCTAGAAAAACACAGTCTATATCAAAAAATAAAACGATGTTTAATAAACTGAGGGATTTATGAATAAAACAAAGAAAAAGGCTACTAGTAAGTTTGAAGCAGATAGCGTAAGCAATTCTGTCATTAGTAAATATGGAGACGTTGTAAGAAGTGGTACAGAAGTACTTGAGTCAATAAATAGTCTAGAAGTAATTGGCGTGTCTCCAGCATTAGATATTGCACTTGGTGGTGGATTAAGAGAAGGTTCTGTTATTGTTATGACAGGAGATCCAAAGAGTGGAAAGACAACTACCGCATTACACTTTGCCGCAAAGTGCCAATTAAAGGGTAAGCGTGTGATTTATGTAAATACTGAAGGTAGATTATCTAAACAAAATTTTGATGGCATAAAAGGATTAAATCCAGACAATATTATTATTATTGAATCCACAGATGATCGTATTTTAACAGCGGAAGATTTTCTCAATATTATAGAATATTACATTAATAATGATCCCGGCTGTTTGATAATAGCAGACTCTTTATCTAATATGGTTCCAGCGTGTGAATTAGAAGGAGAAGTAAGAACTGGAGTAAGAAATGCTTTGCCACGATTATTATCAATGTTTTTCAAACGCATTAGTGGAACACTGATGAAAAATAAAACCATGTTAATATGTATCACACACAATATTGCTAATACTGGCGGTTCTCCATACGCACCATCTAAAATGGCAGACTGTGGAAATATGTTACAGTATCAAGCTGGAACAAACATGGTAATAACACATCGTGGCAAATGGCAAGTTCCAAAAGATACTGGCGAACACGTTGGACAAATTGCTAATTGGTCTATTAAAACATCAAACGCTGGAGGAAGACCAAATAGTACAGCAGAAAGTTGGATTCGATATGGAATAGGAATAGATGAAGTACAAGAGGTAATACAGATTGCCTGTGAGTTTAGATTAATAAAAGCTAGTGGTGCTTGGTATACAATACAATGTGCCGTTGATGATACCTCAAATCCAGTTATTGCTAAATACCTCAGTGAAAATAATGCTTCATCTGTGGATGATATTGAAAGAGCATTAAAGTTTCAAGGTTCTAATAATCTGTGCGAATTTCTTACCACCCATGAAGATATAGCACAGTTTGTATTTCAAAAAATTAAGGAACTTTATTGAATGAAAATAGTAGGAATTAATGGTAAAGAATATATTTGGAATTTGTCAAGTTATGATGTCAAAGCCGACGATAAACGTGCCAGATCAAAATATCATCTTAGAGCAAGAAAACTATTAAAAGAAATATATCATAGCTATAGAATACTTGAAGAGGTAAAATTACCCGGAAGTACTGCATTGCATAGAAAAGGCGTTTTATATCTTGATTTTTATATACCACAAATAAAATCTGCATTTGAGGTTCATGGTCAACAACATTATGAATTCTGTCCTTTCTTTCATAAAAGCAAGGCTGATTTTATACTTGCACAAGCCAAAGATTGTGATAAAATAGAGTGGTGTAGATTGAATGGAATTAAGATGGTTACATTAAAATATTCTGACTCAAATGAAGATTGGAGACAACAAATTGTCAACCGCTAAAGAAAATCTGGAACAACATATAAAAGATATTGACGACTATATCAATAGTCACAATACAAAGTTCTCATCTTTTAGAGAAGAATTTTTATTAGTGGCTGACTTACCGCTAGATACGCTCAAAAAATTAACAAAGGATGAGCTATTTGATAATGCGTATATTTTATATAGTTATGCTTCTTATATTCAAGATGATATAAATAGGAATAAAATTGCATTAGATTGGTGCAATGATCAAATAGAAAAGTTGATTGTAAAGCATAATGATTCTTTTGATAAGTACACTAAGCATGAATCAAAGAAGCAAATTATAGCACAAGACAATGTTTATGCAGCAAAGGTAGATCAAATGAGATTAGTTGCTGAGTCAAGATTACAAGCATTAGACGGTAAAGTTTATGAAATAAAGAGAAAAGCAGATATTCTATTAGAAAAAGGAAAAAGATCATGAGTATGGAAGATTTTATTAAGACACTTAATGAAGAACAAAAGAAGGCATTACTAAAGGCTCTAAATGAAAATTCACCAACAATACAGTCAGTGCCAAAAGAAGTAAATGAGCAAACAAAGAAAGCTATTAATCAAAGTTTTATTACAGAGAGTAAACCAAATATTCAAAACCATAAAAGGAGAGAACCAGTGAGGGCTAGAAAAAACGAGTGGGAAGATACTGGAGAACTTAGGGACATTACTACTCCAGAATATGAAAGAACTCCAAGGCGTAAACCACAACAAAATAAGACAGAAGTAGAATGTCATGTATGTGGTAAGTCATTTAAATTAGATCAAAGATTCGTGTATGGAGAATATCATCGTTGCAATAAGTGCATTGGAAGAAAATAATTATGAGTGATAAGTTGCTAGACATTGGGGCTGAAAGAGCAGTGCTATCTATTCTAGTACAGAACGGAATAGATTCTTATATTGTAATATCTGATCTTATTAGTGCAGATACTTTTGGTAATACGAATAATCAAATTCTATATAAATGTATAGAACGCATTATATCAAATGAACAAAAGGTAGATATAACATCTTTATTATCAGCCGCCACACAGTTAAGTGTAATTGATATTCTTAATACGCCACAAGAATTAAAGTATATTAAATCTCTATTTGACTTTCCAGTAAATAAAGACAATATACTTAGTTTTGCTGCA